ATCTTGTCGCAGAAGTTGAAGTCGAGCAGAGCATACCAGCCCAGTTGCAGTCCACTCTTGTTATTTGTTGATGGCCTTTCACTACTTGATTGGAGGAATGTTTATGCCTGAAAACAAAGACACACGCCAGCTTGGAATTTACATCGGTTATCTAAAACGCAAAACAGAGATCGAAGAAGATCTCAAAGCAGTTAAAAAACATTTAGAAGATTTGCAGCCTTCCGTTTTAAATTGGTTTGCACAAACAGGTGCGGATAAAATATCTCTTGATGGATATACTCTTTCTCCCCGACGGGAATTGTGGGCTTCCTACAATGAGGGATTTAATACTGACACGGCGGCTGAGTATCTTAATGCCAATGGCTTCCCTCAATATGCAAAGTTAAAAGCAAATTTGAAAACACTTACATCCCATTTAAGAGAATGTGATCGTGATGGAGATCCAGTTGAGGATGCGATTGCCACCGTTGTGACGGGGCGCGAAACATACAAAGTCGGTTTTTCGGTTAAAGTAACATGAAACACTTTGCTGAGCAGGTAGGTGTATGTTGTTTATTTATTTTATTTGCTGGCCTTGCAGTTCTTTGGATGGGAACGTTTGGCAGGATAGGATGGTTTTTACTTAAGGCAGGGTGGAACGTTTTTTAAACCTAGCACCGAACTCAAGGAGGGGGAGTGAGATGATTAATACAGAACGCGATCGTTACGACGATTATGATCCTTGTCCGCATTGTGGCGGCTAAACTTTATGGAGTCAGCAGCACGGATGGATCGTGTCCTTAAGTGGGCTACCCGGCGAAGCAACCGTTGGAATAAGTAGTATGTGGGTGAGAATCCCGCCTGACTCCACGCCAAGTTTTTACTTGGCACAAAGAACAAAGAAACGAAAAACAAAGGAGTAAGTAAAATGAGCAAAGAACAAGCACTGGTCAAGGCGAGTGAATATCAAGTTTTAGTCACAAAAATAGAAAATGTAAAAGAAGCACTCAGCGTAAATTTAGGATCGGGATCAAGCGCGGATGAATTCTCATTAGATCGGATCCACGTGCCTACCGGCGGCGGTACAAATTGGTCAATTCCTGGACTCGAAGGCGAAGAAAGTTCACCAGTCGTTGAAGGGATCATCGTGGCGGCTAAAGATCCACGAAGTTATTGGAAGGTATCTTACAATGAATCAGGTGGAGGCTCACCGCCGGACTGTTATTCAGATGATGGTGTTTTAGGCGTGGGTAATCCTGGTGGTAATTGTGCTGTTTGTCCACTCTCAGAATTTGGTTCGGCAGAAAAAGGTCCCGGTCAAGCATGTAAATCAATGAAAATTCTTTTCATGCTACGCAAGGATGACTTCTTGCCGCTGGTTGTGGTTGCGCCACCGGGAAGTCTTAAGTCCATGACGAAGTACTTTCTACGCTTAGCTTCTAAAGCCAAACCTTACTACAGTGTGATTACACGGATCGCATTAGAAAAAACGAAAAATTCAAGGGGCACTGTATTTTCTTTCATGGTTCCATCCATGGCGAGTGTCTTGGAGGAGGAAGAGCTTGCCAGAGTACGTCAATTGCTTGGTTTATATAAGCCGTTTGTTAGCCGATCAAGTAAGGAGATCATCGATGCCGAGCACGCAGACTAAAGACACGATTGAGCTTTATCTGACGAAGGTTGAAGAGGGCGATTCTTTCGTGCTTTTAACTGATGGCACCTACGAAGGATGGATTCCTAAATCATTGATACTAGAATTCAGTAGTGATCCGAAGCATGACGCTTCGGGTTACTACCGGGTCAGTGAGTGGACTGCTAAAATGCGCAGGTGGATTTAGAATGGGGATTTTAAATTACACGACCTCGGTTGATGTAGTAAAAACCGTGACTCTCATACAGCAAAAACTAGCTCAGGCTAGTGCTCAAGCCATCATAACTGAATTCGATGACGATGGAATTATGAATGCTCTTAGTTTTAGAATCCAAACTCAATATGGATTGCTTACTTTTCGATTGCCTTCTCAAATTGATGGCGTTCTTGAAGCTATGGAGAACGATCGATCAGTTCCTAATCGACTTTGCCATAAAGAACAAGCTACTCGTGTAGCGTGGCGTATTTTGAAAGATTGGATAGAGGCTCAATTAGCGATTGTTGAGGCGGGACTAGCTGAACTTCCTGAAGTATTTTTACCTTATGCACAGTCACCTACAGGTAAAACTTTATTTCACGCTCTTAAAGACAGTGGCTTTAAACAACTTACAGCAGGGGGATCTAATGGAGGCAGCAAGGGTCATTGAGGAAACTATGCAACCAGCCGGAATTAAAACCCAAGCATGGCAACATCAGTGCCGTGCTGTAGAGTTCGCCGAACATAAATCAGGCGCTCTCTTTGCTCACGCGATGGGGAGCGGCAAGTCCTTATCGACCATCGCCTTACTCAATACCTGGAAAGCAACGCGCGTCATCATCGTGTGCCCCGTTTCTGTTCTCGGCGTGTGGCCGAGAGAGTTTGAAACGCATAGCAGTGAGAAGTGGATTGTTAAAGCGCTGACGTTCGGCACGGCGGCTGACAAAGGTCGAGAGCTTGAACGGTTACTTAAACTCGCCGATGCGAAGAATGAAAACCTCGCCATTGTGGTGAATTATGAAAGTATCTGGCGTCCGCGTCTTGCTCAGATGTTTGAACTTTACGCCCGACGTAAGGTTTGGGATGTCCTTGTTTGTGATGAGGTTCATCGTGCGAAGGCTCCAGGAGGTAAGTCAAGTAGATGGCTTGCGACCTTTGCGAAACACATTCCTAAAAAACTAGGGCTCACAGGCACCCCGATGCCGCATTCGATCCTCGATATTTACGGTCAGTTTCGTATCTTAGACCCGTCGGTGTTTGGTTATCGCTATACAAGTTTCAGATCACAGTACGCGAATATGGGAGGGTACGGAAACTACAAACCTGTGAGTTTTAAAAATCAGAAAATGTTAGCGGACAAGATGAGCACGATCACGCATCAAGTGACTAAGGATGAGGCGTTGCCGGACTTGCCGCCTGAGTTATTTTTACGTCGAGAGTGTGTTCTCAATCCCAAAACCTTTAAAATTTATAAAGATCTCGAAAGAAAGATGATTGCCCTCATCGATGAGGAAGTCTTCACCGTTAAAAACGGACTCGTTAAGCTTTTACGCTTGCAACAGATCACCAGTGGATTTTTAGAACTCGAAGCGACCGGCTTACAAATTATCTCCACCGCTAAGATCGATTTGATGAGAGACTTAGCGCAAGATATTGAGCCCCCCTTTGTGGTGTTCTGCCGCTTTAGACATGATCTAAAACAGGTTGAGCAGATGGCTGATGATATGGGCCTACGCTATGGCGAGGTTTCCGGCGCAAGAAAAGATCTTGATCAGGGAGAGATGCCTGAGTGGGTGCAGATCCTAGGTGTTCAAATCCAAGCAGGGGGAATCGGTATTGATCTCACCCGCGCATGCACCGCACTTTGGTTCTCAGTTGGCTTTAGCTTAGGGGATTATCAACAAGCGTGCGCACGCTTACACCGGCCAGGACAAGAAAGCACGGTGCGCCATATTCATTTGATCGCTGCCGATACGATTGATGACATTGTGTTTGGAGCACTCAAAAAGAAACAACAACTCGTCGAAGAAGTGATCAAACGATTAAGGGGGTAACTATGCTTATTGAATTTTCAGGGACTTTTATTAACATTTCTCAAATGAGATCTATTTTTAAACAGATTTCAAGTGTTCCTAAAGACAAAGAGAAGTGGGAAATTGTTTTTGGATACAAAACAAAAAAAGAAAGGGATAAAATTTGGAATAAATTAGATATGTTTTTAGCGAGTTTGAACTTCTATCAAGTTGAACCTGACTTAATCGACACTTTAGCTAAAGGGTAATAACTATGGGAACAATTACTTTAAAATACGATATCGGCGACAAGGTTTTTAATCCTCAATCAGCTTATAAAAAGGAGATGATCGAATGTCCTGATTGTCTGGGAACAAAAAAATGGAAAATAATATTTCCTACTGGAGAAGAGGCTGACACGGATTGTTATACATGCACAAAGCGCTGGGAGCGGCCTCAAGGCGTTATTGTTTTACAATCTTGGGTTGCTCAAGTTCGCACGCTTACTATCGGTCAACTTCGCTATGAAGACGGAGTACCAAAATATATGTGCGAAGAGACAGGGATTGGATCAGGGAGTGTTTATAAAGAAAAGGATCTGTTTGACAATGAAGCGGACGCCATGAAAGCCGCAGAATTAAAAACGGAGGAGACGCTTAAAGATATCGCTAAGCAAGTTTTTAAAAAGAAGTACGATTTTGCAGACTCACTCGGAACTCTCGGATACTTACGCCTCCAGGCACTCGAAGAAAATAAAAAAATGCGTAGATGGTTAGAGCTCATTGATAAGGATCAAGACACATGAAACTTTGTAAAGACTGCAAGTGGAATAAAACAACAACTTCTTCCGTTGCTTACGGTCTAGAAAAAAATGAGTGTCTTTGCCCTGACCTCGCCTTCGTCTCCCCCGTGGATGGGAGCAAGCGCGAAGTTGATTCTGAGACGGCGCGCATTATGGGAAAGTGTGGCCGCGAAGCGAAGTATTTTGAAGCGAGGGAGGATATACAATGTATCAAGAATTAGGGAAGTTTATGGAAGTGAGTTCGACCATTGAAGGTCACTTTATCGTAGCTAATCGAAAACGAAAGTTAATTTTGGGTGAAATTGCATACAACACTCGATGGAAACAATTTGAGTTTTGCCCTTGTGAAAATACAGCTTACACCCCTGAGTGCTTGAGAGATCTATACAAGTTTTTAGTTGAAATCAGTACCAAGAAAGCGGAACTCAACGCCAAGAAAAATTCTTAAGAAGGAGACAGCCAACCATGAAAAAGAAACTCATTTTTAAATCGCCTAAGCTTATTAAATGCATTGATAAGGTCTGTAAAAATGAATTTGAAAGAAGAGATCTTGCCAGTGAGCTAGATATTAAACACATTACCTTTGATCGAATTTACAGGGGATATCTTAAACCCAACACGCAACAAGCATGGCAGTTTATTAGAAAGTTTAAAATTAAAATGTCTGATATGTATGGAAAACCCCCTGGTCCCAATTGCGATTGGTCTGTGATTCAGGGAATGTACTATCCTGGAAGTTAACAATGGAAGGAGGATTTCAATGAAAACTTATTACTCGATAGAAGATTTTACGATTAAAAAAAGTGATTCCTTCATCGTCTTTAGAGAAAACTTAGACATTGAACTCATTATGCCAAAGCTTGAATTTGGTTCGATAGTTCCTAAAAATGTAGTAGCCGCATCTGCGATTGCTTGGAAATTAAATACAGGTGGAATTCCTTTCATTGAGATTGTCCGTGACTTTGTTGGTAAAGTTCATGGGTTACAACATGGAGAGTTCGTAGCGAAAGAATCAAAAGAAAAAGGGAATGGTCCTAATTAATTTTTCAATTAGAGGAATTTAACCATGATATGCACAAACGATAACTGGCGCACGCCGCGCTCCATACTCAAACGTGTTGAAAAAGTTTTAGGGGAGGATTATTTTGATCCGTGCCCCGTAACTCCAACTTTCAATGGACTTGAAGTTTGGTGGATGAAACGATGTTTTATTAATCCTCCCTACAGTCGTGGAAGTTTAGAAAAATGGTCCGATAAAGCACTAATCCAATACGATAAAGGCCTTAACCAAACTTTACCAATGGGATTTATCTGGCTCATTAATTACGGAAATTGTGCGAACCGTATAGAGATCAAGAAAAAATCTGTATCTCTTTGTGATCTCTATGAGCGTATCGCCTTTATTGATCCTGAAACGGGCCAGCCTAAGAAAGGAAATGATAGGGATCAGATCCTCTATCTGTGGACGAATGAAGTTGAAATCATAGAAAAGTTTGAGGCCACGTTTGAAGATCTAGGGAGTATTTTTCATGCCCCTTAATTATAAATATTATTTTGTGATTGCTGCTCACGATTTTGGGTTTATCAATATAGTTCTAAGAGGAAAAGGTGATTTTGATATAGTTGAAGCTGAAGATATGATTCTTAAAAAATACCTCAAAGAAAGGCAGCAAATTTGCATTTTAAATTTTAAGGAAATTTCAAAAGAAACTCACGATCTCTATGTAGAAAAACATTCGCATGCCCGCTGAAGCCAAGCTCGAAAAACCGATCACACGTTCCATCCTCAAGTGGCTGAACTCACTGCCTAGCTGCAAGGCACTTAAGATGCATGGAAGCCCTTTTAGCTATTCCGGCGAGCCTGATATTGCTGGATGCTTAGATGGCGTTGCGTTTCATATTGAGGTCAAGGCACCAGGGAAAAAACCGACCCCGCTACAATATCAACGACTCGCCGAATGGAAGGAAGCCGGTGCGCTTTCTTTCTGGACCACGTCGCTTGAGGATGTGCAGCAAGAATTCAAAGAACATCTTCCATTGATATTTTGAATGAGCTGGTGGGGGAGTGCTCGAATCAATTCTCTATGAGCTGATCAACTTTGACTTTGAGTGCTTTAGCGATTTTTTGTAGGATCTCAACATTGCGTCCTTTTCGATCGCCACGCTCAAGCATTGCAATGTATGTTGCTGACAGATCAGTAAGCTGGGCTAGCTCTAGTTGAGTCAGCCCAGCTTTGAGACGGTAGCGTTTGAGATTCATTTAATAACCTTGTTTTGCTAAGTTATAATAAATCCTGCAAAGCTTATTATCCAATGCCTCTGGCGCATCACTTAAATGTTGCTTGCGACGTTGAATCTGCCACCATTTAAATCGTCTCATCCACTTTTTAGGATGACAAGGGTGAACCATAACAGCCCAATGATCCCATTCTTTTTGTCCGGGTGTTTTGGTGCAACTACCCCTGTAAAGTCCCCAAGTAGCCATATTAGTTGACCTCTTCGGCTATGCAAGGCGTATAAGGCGGATATTCTCTATTATGGTTAAAGTCCCATGCAAAATCGATAGCGGCTTGTTGGGGGATGTTCCGCACTTTCCATTGATCAAGAAATGATGTGGCGTGGGTATCAAAAACGCCATAGAGATCGTTGCCACACGCTTTTTCAATAAACCTTTGCGGGGCTTTTTCGATGTGTTTCCAGTCTGCTATTTCTGCTATTACTCGTGACGTTGTCATTTAATTTTCCTCCTTAGCGAAAGGGTCGATTGTTTTAATTGTGAACATTTTTTTAAGGGCTTTTTCTTCGTCTCTTTTTTCTGCCTTCTTGATCATGTCTAAAATATGAGGGGGAAGTGATTTTTCATTTTTGTTTGTTTTCATCATGCCTATACTGTAACATAGTGTTATAGTTATGTCAAGCATTAAAATAGACTTTTTTCAAAAGCATTTTTCATTGCTGTTTTGAATAAAAGAGGCTAGGGTTTCTAGCTGTCTGAGCAGCAGATGCCCTCCCTGACGAGCTGCGAAGGTGGGAGTTTCCGAACGTGTTTCTCTCAATTTCATAGGCCATGACGCAGGGGGGGCTTTTTAATAAGAAAGGACTATCATGGAAGTTCACTGCAAATATGATGCCTTGGTTGACCCCGAAGAGCTTAAGCCCTTTCCTCGCAATCCCAACAAACACAGCAAGGCGCAAATCGAACAAGCTGCCAAGATCATTCAATACCAGGGTTGGCGCAACCCTGTGGTGGTCAGTAAGCTCTCAGGATGTATCACTACCGGGCATGGACGCATGCTGGTGGCCCAGCAACTCAAGTGCAAAGTTCCCGTGGTCTATCAGAAGTACGAAAGTAAGGATCAAGAGTGGCTTCATGTTATCAGTGATAACGCCATCGCCAGCCAAGCCGAATTAGATTTAACCCTAATCACTGAAGATGTGATTACTTTAGACAACGGCACGGATCTTGATCTTCTAGGCTTCGAGGATTTTAAACTCGATGCTTCAGATAAATACGATGAGGAGGAACTTGATACGGTTCCTGCAGTTCCCAAGAAGCCAAAAACAAAGCTCGGCGATCTGTATCAACTGGGGAAACACCGGCTGCTCTGTGGTGACAGCACCAAGGTCGAAGATGTGGAACGGTTGATGGGAGACGATAAAGCGGAACTACTTTTTACTTCTCCTCCCTATTCTGACCTTAGAACTTATGGGGGCGATCAAGATTTAAGCGTTGAAAAATTGGTTAAGTTTATCCCACTCTTTTTTAATTATGCTGAATATCAAATTATCAATCTAGGCTTGAAGCGTCAAGATCATGAAATTGTAGAGTACTGGCAAGACTATATAAAAGAAGCAAAAACTTGTGGTTACAAGTTTTTAAGCTGGGGAGTGTGGGCACGCCCTACGGCGGGCGGCATTGGGAATCAATCCGCTTTTTTCCCAATTACTCACGAATGGATTTTTACTTTTGGAAAAGAGTTTAAAAATATTAATCGATGTGAAGAAAGGAAAAGTAAGACAAAAGGAAATGTTTTTAATACTCGTCGGAAGCCCGATGGAACGATGACCAGATCTTCCATCGGTCGTGAAGAACTACTAAAACAACTTGAAAGCGTAATTATTCTAGGTCAAGAACAAGATCGTAAAGTTGTTACTCTCCACCCCGCCGTGTTTCCTGTTGATTTGCCTAGCAAATTTATTAGATCTATAGCCGAAAAAAATAAAATTATCGTCGATCCTTTCCTCGGTTCAGGCTCCACCCTCATCGCTTGCGAAAGCACAGATCGCGTGTGCTACGGCGTGGAAATTGATCCAGGGTACTGCGATGTCATCGTTGAACGCTGGGAAACTTTGACGGGGGATAAGGCTAAGCATTTGAAAAGCTTATAGCTGGTTGTCATTCAATGTATGCAACCATACCCGAAAATACATACTATTTGTCCACGTCCCTCCGTGGTGGGGATTTCTACACTACGGACTAATTAGACCCGACCTTCAGATTGGAAGGTCGGATTAAAGCCATAAAAAACCCATGACGTGACATTTTGTTCTAAGTTTGATAAGCTATGTAACAGGGTTGTCCATTGACTAGAGCCCTGACAAGATGTTTAAGCGCCTAGGCCTGGTTCATGAGCTTCTTCGCGGGAAGGTGAACCAGGCTCTCTACTTTCTTGGGCTCCTTTTGGCATTTCTATCGTTTTCCTTCCTTCAGGAAAACGATTCAAAAGAGCGATGGTTTTCTATCCAATTGATCTTTTAAAACAACTACTTGGTAAAGGCTCAGTTTGATTCCTAACTTCTCTTGTGGTAATGCCGACTTATGATCCATTCTTCGACGCTCCTAAAGCATAGTGACGATGCAGCCTTGCATGACCACGAGGCAGAGGCTGGTTTGATTCCGGTTAGGGGGCGGCCTAATTGCGTTAAAATTGCGTTGCATAACCTCAACTGCACTAAATTACAACATGCCTAAAGGACAAAAATTTGGGGGTAGAGACTTTGTGAAAGGCCATAAAAGCAAGGGGGGAAGGCCGCGCATAGCTCCAGAAGTCAGAGAAGCACGTGTAATCAATGCAAACTTATTTTACAAAATCTTAAGTAAATATCTCAATGATACCGCAAGTGATGTAAATGCTGGGCTCAAAGAAAAACCTACTCCCAACCTTGAACGCATTATTTTAAAAATCATGGACATGGCAACCAAAGGAAATTTAGCTGCCGCTAATATCATACTTGAACGCATGATTGGTAAAGTACCTGATGAATTGAATATGGGTGTCAGTGGAAAGATAGATAATAATGTGAAAGTAACTTTTGTTGAATCTAAAAAAGCAAAGCCCTCCACAAAGTGATTATAGAAATACCTGATATATTTAAGGGACTCCTATTTGATCACAAGAGATATAAGATAGCTTATGGTGTTAGGGGGAGTGGAAAGACTACTAATTTCGGCTTATCACTTTTACTCCAATCTTTACAATCATGCAAGAGAATTCTTTGTACACGTGAAATACAGAAGTCTATTAAACAATCCGTTCATAAGCTCTTGTCTGATCTTATTAGGAGATATGAACTTCCTGGGTTTACAATTAAAAATGAAAGTATAAGACATGCTAATAGTTCAGAGTTCATATTTGCGGGTATTAAAAACAATGTGGATAATATTAAGTCACTTGAAGGGATTGATCTGTGTTGGGTAGAAGAGGCCACTAAAGTATCTAAGCATTCATGGGATGTGCTTATACCTACAATACGAAAAGAACACTCTGAAATATGGATAAGCTATAACCCCGATGTGGAAACAGACGAAACGCATCGACGTTTTATCGTCAATCCACCCCCTAATACTTCAGGAATATTAGTTAATTATGATAGCAATCCGTTTTTCCCCGATGTGCTTAGAAAAGAGATGGAGTACGATCGGCGTACTGATTTTGAGAAATACGAGCATATTTGGCTTGGAAAATGTCAATCAAAAACTGATGCTCAGATATTTCGCAATAAGTATGAAGTTACTGATTTCGATACTCCACCCTTATCTAAAGTTTATGAAAACAGATTTTTCATGGGTGCTGACTGGGGTTTCTCTCAGGATCCCACCACGCTTGTTAGATCATTCATCATGGAGCGAAAACTTTATATTGACTATGAAGCCTATGGTATTGGTGTTGAATTAGATGAAATACCCCAGTTATTTGATAGTGTACCAGAAGCTAGGAAATGGACAATACAGGCAGATTGTTCAAGACCTGAAACGATATCACATGTTAAAAGGAAAGGGTTTAATATTGTGGGGGCTGAAAAGTGGCCCGGCAGCGTTGAGGATGGGATCGAGTATATGCGTAGCTTTGAGAAGATCATTGTCCACACACGATGCCCTCACGTCATCGATGAGATGAAGTTTTATAGCTACAAAATGGATAAAAATACGGGTGAAATCCTGCCAATCATTATAGATAAACATAATCATACCATCGACAGCGAACGCTATGCCCTTGTTAAATATATAAAAAAGGAAGAAAGTGTGTTCGAGGTATGGTAAGAATTCTGTGATTCAATATGTTTGAAAAAATTAAATCACTATTTCAACCCATGGAACAGAAATCGAAGGCACTGAGTTTGTTCGATTTCGTTGGATGTGATTTTGTCAATCACTTTGGTTGGTATGAGATAAGAGCTCATCAAGCATGGCGTTACATGAAATCCATTGCTCCCATAGGGCGCGGTGTTCGCATTGTGTGTAATGAGTTTGCAAGTATTAATCCTATTATTAGAGATAGGGAAACATTAGAAATTATCAACGATCCTAGTCCCAATGCTCAGCTTTTTTTAGACCTTATTAAACGCCCTAACTTTGATAAGACATTTAGAGAGTTTATGTTCTCCCTGTGTTCATCGTTCATCGTAACAGGTGAGATTTATATTATGTGCACGGGTGTCAATAAACCGCAGGAGTTATTTTTTTTCAATCCTGGATTTATTAATGTGGTCCCAGGCAGTAATGGTATTCCTAAAAGTATTAGTTACAATGATTCGTTTCAATCATTTTTCTTTAAACCTGAAGAAAGTGGAGCTAACTTTGAATTTCGATCGAGTGATGGATCAAAAAAAATCTATCAAATTTCAGACTTCAATCCACGCTACGCCAATGAACAACGTGGCTTGTCTAGGCTATCCGCAGTGTATTATGAAATTGAGCAGTACATTAGAACGAGTATACATAATATTTCTACGCTTAGAAAAGGCGCTCGTCCATCGGGTGTTCTCACTTTAGCGAGTGCTGCAACCAAGGAACAAAAGGATTATTTAAGAAAACAGATCTCAGCTTTTTACTCAGGCGATCAAAATGCTGGAAATGTCATGGTGTTAGATGGTGGAAAGGATTTTCAACAACTTTCTATTTCTGCTAAAGACATGGATTTTGAAAAATTGAAACAGCGTGTCAATCAAGCACTTTATGAAGCTTTGGAAATTCCCGCTTCATTTTATGATAATTCAGCATCTACTTTTAATAATAAAGAAAGCGATAGATTAAATCTCTATGACTTTGCTGTATTGCCTATAGCGGATCGTATTTACGATGAGCTGTCCTATATAATGCACCAGCAGTTGCCAGATACTCAGGATGTAATTGTATCATTTAATTTGCAGGATATTCCAGCACTTCAACCCAGGTTCAATGCACAATTAAAAGCCAAGGCAAATATTGGGGTTTCTTTAATTAATGAGCTTAGAAATCAAGCGGGCGATGAATCCATTGGCCCTGAAGGCGATGTGCTTTATCAACCCCTATCGTTAGTCCCTGTGGGAACTTCACCCATTGTTCCAAGTAATGAAAAATCTCAGGCATCGATTATAGCCACGAAACGATTTAGGGATATTCTAAAGAGAAAGGGTTTCACTGATACTCAAATAAAAGAATACGAGAAGTTTTATGCCCAAGGCGCTGATAACTAATCTTACTCGACGCACTTCAGATCTTCAAGCCATGCGGCAATTTAGGGCAAAGCTCGAGCTTGAGGTTAGATTTCAACGTAAGGTAAAAAAATTACTTGATACCATGACCCGTGAGTTTGATGACCTTTATAGCAATGTGGGGTTGATTCTTCCAGCAGAGGCGTTTTTTCCTAATTGGAAGGATTTACTTATAGAAATCTATGTAGAGACGACTAAAATATTTTCTCGATCCATACGATTTGGAACGAAATCAAAAAAAGAGTTCCACGTGAAACAAACTAATGTCGAGGTGACTGATACTGAATCTGCGAAGGTTGAGGCTGAAATTGCAGCAGCCATGGCTATATGGATTGATGAGACTTCAACAGAACAGGCAAAGCTTATCACTGCCACTAACAATGACCTTATCAATCAATCTGTATCGAGGGCTAAAAGAGAATTAAGTGAAGCGATGCAATTCATTGAACCCGCTGCTGTTGCGGCGATTGCTACGCCCCATTTGGCAAGTTTTACCCCTGCTCGAAGTAATTTGATAGCCATGCAAGAAGTGGGGGTATCTCAAAGCCAATCACAATTTACGGAGGCATCCATGGTAAATTCATCAGATGCCTTTGTAGAGGGTCAGTCCATACGGGGAAAAGTTTTAAAGGGGTGGAATGCTATATTGGATAATGTCACCCGGCCAGGCCATGCAAATGCAGACTTTACCTATGCACTTTTTCCAATACCTGCTATTGATAACTTCATTGTGACTGGGGAAAGTCTAAAATTTCCACGCGATCCTAATGGAAGTCCTGGCAATATTATCAATTGTCGATGTGAGGCTGTTTACAGCTTTACCTAGGAGGTACGATGTCAAAGTCCTTTGAAATGAAACACATGATTGTCCCCTGTGAAATAAAGTTACTGCATGATGACGATGAGGAATTCTTTTTCTTTCAAGGCTATGCATCGACATTTGGGAATTTAGACCTTGGCGATGATGTGGTGATGCCGGGTGCCTTCATAAAGAGTTTAAGCGAAAGGCAGCCTAAGTTACTGTGGCAACACGATCACAGCGAGCCCATTGGCATATTTCAAGAAGTCAAAGAAGATAATATAGGTCTTTTTGTTGATGCAAAGCTTCCCAAGTCAGATACCTTTGTTGAAGGTCGAGTCATTCCTCAAATAAAAGTAGGATCAATTAACAGTATGTCGATTGGTTTTCGCACCATTAAATCTGAGTTTGATACAGAGACTGATATACGAAAAATTATAGAAGTTAAGCTCTTTGAAATTTCTCTAGTGAGTATACCTATGAATACTCAAGCTATGATTACAGCGTTTAAGGGTTTGGAGCTTAATGGTGATTATGCATTTAGAAACATGGGTCAAGTAAGCAAGTTTTTGAAAGGCAAGGGGTTATCGAATAAGGAAACAGACGATATTGTATTTTGCCTTAAAGAAATTATTTCTTGCAAATTAAAGCAAGAGTATGCTACGCCGGTAGAGAATCAGAATAATAAGGATTCACAACTTCCTTGCAATGAGGAGGATCGCTCTCGCAATAAGAGCGACGAGGATCAAGATTTGCTTTTAAAAGCACTTCAAGAACTCAAACAAACTTGTTTAGATAAATTACCCCAAGTGGAAAAAACTTTATAAGGAGTTGTTATGGGAGAAACAAAAGTCACAGAAAAGGATAAAAAAGATGCTGTTCAGGCAGTAAACGAAATTAGAAAACTTGTTGAAGAACATGGCGGCACTGTTAAAGAGCTGCAAGGTGAAGCAAAGACTCGTTTTGAAAAGCTTGATGAAACTTTAAAGAGCTATGACGACAAGAACGAGCAAATCATGAAAGAGCTTGCTGAAGAAAAATCAGCTCGAATTGAAGATAAAGAAAAGTTTGACAACTTAGAAAAGGTTGTGTCTCGTCAATCACAAGATCCTCAAACCAAGGAATCTTATAAAGCTTCACCTGAATATTTAGCCCTTAAGAATTATATCAAAGATGGTAAGGATGGACTTTCTTTAGATGAGAAGCAATTGCTTGCTACTGACACGAATGGCAGAGGGGGTTATTTGTTAGGTGGACCAATGGTAGTTGATTTGCTTCGCCAGGTTGAGGAGCTTTCACCTGTTCGACAAGAGGCACGTGTAAGAAATATCGGGAATACTAAAGCAATCAATATTCCTGTAAGAACCAGTATCCCCAAAGCGAAGTATGAGGGAGAGCGCGAAACTGCCGAAAAGCAAACTTCGACCTATCGCTCTGAAACCATGGTTGCACATAGACATCATGTCATTGTGCCTGTGACTCGTGATTTGCTTAACTTCGCCGATGTGAATGTTGAGAATGAAATGACTATAGATGCAACGGAAGGTTTTGCTGTTTCTGAAGGTGATCTGTTCTTAACGGGAACGGGTGATAAGCAGCCTGAAGGTGTGTTGGTCAATTCTGATATTGCAGTGACACCTAGTGGCACAGCATTGACCATTGGCTTGACTGAAACCATCACACTGTTTGGTGAATTAAAAGTAGGCTATGAACCTGTTTACTTTTGGAACCGAAAAACCTTGGTGCACTTAAGAACCATTAGAACAGACTCAGGTGCTGGTGCTGGCACAGGTAATTACTTGTGGCGTGAAGGTGCTGAAGGTCAGCCATCTACATTGAATGGTATTCCTTATCGCATTTTCCAAGCTATGCCTGATTTCGATACCGCGAATGCTAAGGCAGTTGGTTTAGGTGATTTCGCACGAGGCTATACTATTTTTGATAGTATGATGATTGAACTCCTCCGTGATGAAGTGACTCAGGCTGATGAGGCCATCATCAACATGCATTGGTTTCGATATAACACAGGGCAAGTTGTTATTCCCGAAGCCTTTAAATTGATCTCAGTCACACCGTAGTCTGAGTAGATAAGGAGAATAAAACATGAGTGCAGCATACGATATTGATAGTACAACTGAGGCAGAATCAGCATTAGATGAAACTGAGATTACCTCAAACACTACAACCAATGGAAACATCATTGATGGAGCCCTGCGTGAAGGATTAGAATACATCCTGCAAGCTGGTGGAATCACTGATGGTGTTTATGCAGTTAGTTTAGAAGAGGGTGAGCAATCTAATCTATCTGATGCATCAGCAGTTGCAGCGGCTGACATTGTAGGTGCCATTGCTAATTTCATATCTACGGATGATGATGTAGTCCGTAAATTTGGATATATTGGCAATAAGCAATTCACAAGATTGGTTGTCACTTCCACGGGTGTTACTACCGGAGGCTTCTTTTCCGCTGTGGCAGTATCAACTCCATTGCGACATAACCCATAGGAAGCATTGTTATGGGGGAGAGGTTCATTCTTTCCCCCATTTAAAAAAGGAGTGATGATGAAATACAAAGCATTAAGGCCCTTTTCTGCCAGTTTAAATGGAGCAACGACTGATTATTTTCAAGTTGGAGATGAGCTTGATGATAAATCTTGTTCTGATGATCTTGTTGACGCTCTTCTAAAAAGGGAATGCATAGAACAAGTTTCCGAAAAAAAAGCTGTTAAGGTTCAGGAAAATAAGGCTGTTAAGGTTCAGGAAAACAAATCGAGTAAATTTAAAAAATCTGCTCATCGTAAATAATATTTTAAATGCATGGTTTCTTTAACAATCAAACACGTTTTTACAGTGATTTAGATCCGTTAAGAAATGAAAACTTACCGGATGATGATGAGTTTTATATACTCACAGCGACTTCATCTCAATTACCTATTTCCTTTGAAGATATATGTGTACATCTTAAATTAACTATTGTTGGTGATAAGCAGTTAGAAGACTACTACACTATGTTAACCACTGCTGTTACTAAGTTTGTCGAGAAATATACATGGCGGGATATTCAAAGAAAAACATGGGAGTACTTCCCTACTTGTTTGCCGTGTATATTGCCTATACGAAAATCGCCTTTAATATCTGTTGATTCTATCGAGGTTTTTAGTGGGGGTGTCTTTGAAACGATACTTGCTACGGATTTTAATTTAAAGCAATCCAATATTTTTCCATGCATTGTGTTTAAAGATGATGCTGATATTCCTGATGCTGATGATGATGTTCCTCAACCTTTTAAGGTCACACTTAAATCAGGGGATATCGATACTTCATCTGATATTTTAAATGATGATTTGAAAATAGCATTGCTTCAAATTATTGCGAGTCTTGATCAGTATAGAGGCGATTGTATTGGTCCCGCCAGTACAAGTTGTTTTTGCGAATTGAGCAATGTGCCTCCTCAAGCATTAGCCGTTTTAAATCAATACAAAATAATGGAAATTTAAATGGCTTCTGATTGCCAACGGATAAAGGTTAAAAAGAAACTTGTTTGCGCGGGTGATTTAAGTCATCGAATCACGATACAGACAAGAGATATTAAAGCACCTAGCGATGGTGTTGACTTTAATTACGATGAACGAGCTTTTATTCAAACTTGGGCTATGATTGAAACAGTCAATGGGTTAGAAGATTTCGATAATATCAATGTGGCTCAAAATATAACACACAGGTTTTATATTCGTTTTCTTGCAGGATTAACTGAACAGGAGTGGATAATCTTTAAGGATCGCCGTTACGATATTTTAGATATAGTTAATATCAATGAAGAAGATGAATTTATGAAATTGGAATGTACGAATAAGGGTTCAGAAGATCAGCCTGGATCTCAATGGGAAATATAAATGATTAAGGTAGATCCTAAAAATAAGCGGGTGTTTTTAGGCATTGAGGGCACTAAGGATCGCATATTTGAAACAGGCATACGGCGGGGCCTGTATCGTGTAGGTAAAAAGAATCTTAAAGATATTCGGAATGGTATTAAAAATCCACCCAAAACAGGTCGTTTCTATAACTTCAAAGGTCGACGTAAAAGAGCATCCGCGCCGGGGGAATTCCCAGCTAATAGAACGGGCAGACTTCGTCGTAGTACAGATTTCTCAGTGCAAGGTAGTAAACGTATGATTATTGGTGCCAAAGCTTTCTACGGTCCATTCCTGGAAGAAGGAACGCAGATTATGGAACCCAGGCCGTTTCTTATTCGGGTTATTCGTGATAATGAAAAAGTAAACTGGAATCAAATGCAGGAATCACTCAAGGAAGAGATCAAGAGACATCATGGCTAAAGTCGCTGATATTATCAATCAGATGCAAGCTGTGTTACCTAAACATACGAATCGTTTTCATGAGCAACAGGTAATTTCTTCTCTTGTGGTAGCAGGTGGCATAGCTACAGTTACATTGCCAAATAATCATCTTCTTAAGACCAATGATATTGTCACTATTCAAGGTGCTAGAATCAATAATCCCATTTTATCTACATCGATTGTTTCTAATGGCATTGAAGCAACGTGTACTAATAATCATGATTTAACTTTAAATTTCGGGCCTGAGCCGGTCAATGAAGTCGATATTAGTGGCTTTACGAATTACCCCTCACCACAAAGTCTTGTGGATGTGAATGGTCCTGATACGTTTATTTTTGCTGGCACTGACGCTCCAATTGGATCGGGAATTTTGTTAGAAGATAGGATTGATGATATCAATGGACGAAAACAAATTACAGTGACAGGTGCTAAAACTTTTACTTATTCTACTACCACTGCATTTACATCGTTTGAGCTTACCAATGCGCTGGCTATTTCTAAGATTAGAGTATCAGGGGCTTTGACTGCTGATGCTTTGGTCGAATTTTATACCAAGCAAACTAAAAGTACTGATTTTTGGGCTTTTGTTGTTAATGGCGATCTCAATATTTCACATGATAGGAATATACCTACGGATGCTAATACGCGGTTTAATCAATCAGAATTCTTCTTTGGGGAGGCTATACAGCCTTTTAGTGTTTATATTCTTGTGCCTTCAAGTGGCACGATAAGTGGTCGCTTGGCTGGGGATGAAATTTTTGATATTCGTAGAGCCCTCTATAAAACACTTGCGGGTGTTCAATTTGATAGTGGATTAGCATCTGAGGAAAAGAGGCTTTTGACCTCTCCATTTAGTGATGGTTTTTTTGCCTATGCTGGTGCATATTACGTCCATGAATTTATATTCGAGACAGTATTTAAGTTCTATGATTCAGATGCGGTGGATCCGGCTGACTCGGCAGCATTCAGAAGATATGAAGGAGAGATTAAACTAGAATTTGATGAATTTGATTTAGTTAAGAAGGTTCTTGATTTGGATCTACCCTAAGTAAGGAGTATTTATTATGAAAATACAATTAAATCATGATTTGCATAAGAATAAAAAAGGCGATGTTATTGATCTAAGCAAATTAACTGGATCAGAATTGACTTATTGGAAAAGTAGGATAAAAGATTCTGAGATCGATCAATGTGTTTCTTTAGTGGAGGATGGGAAGCCCGCTTACAAAGAAGAAAAATACTCCCAAAAAAATTATGGCAAAAAGGGAGGAAAATAATGTTCGTTGTTACACACCCTAATGTTTTAAATTCACAACCTTATTTTCTAATATTACCACTATTTAAAGAAGATGATGAATTGATTGAGTTAAATTGTACAGTTTCCGATGAGTGGATTATGGAAGCCAAACTTGATACAGATTCTGTAAACAGAATTTTTCAAAAAATGGGAGATAAATAATGACTGTTATCAATCAACCCAATGTTACAGTAAATAAATTACCCGCCAGTATCACTGCTGGTGTCGATCCTCAAGTAATGCTGGTCATTGGTCAAAAACTAGCTGCTGGATCAGCCAGTGCTGGAGTTTTACTTGAAGCGATTAGTCAAGCTCAGGTTAATACTTTGTTTGGTCAAAATTCAATGCTGGCAGGTCAGCTTAGAGCAGCATTCGATGTCTTTGAACGTACTGCTTCGCTTCGGCTTCCCCAGGTAGATACCATTGCCTTGGATGATGCTTCGGGTACTTCAGCTACTGCTACCATAGTTGTAGCAGAAGTAGGCGGCGCCACTGGGCTTGCCGATGCGGCTGGCATTCTTGAAGTGATAGTAGGATCGGCCGCAGAGTTTACTTTTGAATTAGCTATTGCCGTTGGGGATACCATTGCAGATATTGATGATGCTATTGCTGCTTTGATTAATGCCGATCTTGACATTCCCGTTTCTGCGGGTGCTGCTGCCGGAACAGTGACATTGACTTATGATCATGACGGAACGGTAGGTAACGGTATCACTGTTAGATTGAAGGGATTATCTGTAAGTGGGGCTAACAATGTTATTGGCAATGTTGGATTTACCTTAACTGGGTTTGCTTCGGGAGCTACAGACCCTACAAATCCTGATTTAACTGCTTTATTGGGTAATAAGAGGTATCAAACGATTACGCATCCGTCAGAATATGGCGTTGCATTTTCAGTCACTAATTTCTTGGATAATCGATTTAATGTGGACAATGAAATCTTAGATGGTGTTGCTGTTATTAAGGATACCGATACACTGTCAAATCTCAAAGCCACTGCTAATGCGCTCAATTCTCAATCATTGGTTATTTTAGGAGATAAGACGATCAGCGATGATGTCTTTAAAGGTGCTGCATTGGTTGAACTTGATTATGCGATCTCAGCTCGCATGGCAGCTCTAAGGGCTATTAGAAGAACTGACGATGCAAATATTGTTCGCATTACTCCAGCCTCTACTTCCGCCCCTCTTGATGGGCGTGGAGGTATAAGTATATCGTCATTGCCCTACTTCAATACGCCTGTCTTTGGAGTTGAACCCATTTCAATTGGATTTGGGTTTACTCAAACAGAGATAGAGGAGCTTTTCGATGTGGGTGTTTCATTGATTGGAAACAATCTATCGGGCACAAATGTCTTACTTGGTGAAATGGTGACCACGTACAAAACTGATGTTGCTGCAAACCCTGATCCTACTTTTAAGTTTTTGAACACTGTGGATACAGTAAGTGCTGCTGCTGAATTTATGTTTAATAACTTGAAGGTTGATTTTGTTCAGTCACGATTAACAGGTGGCGAAGTAAGGCAGGGATTTGCTCTTGTTAATGAAGCAGCTTTCAGATCTCAGATGGTTAAGTATTTCTTGGATTTGGGTGAGTTATTGCTTGTTCCAACGGGTGATGATGCAGTCAACTTTTTCAAGGATAATCTGCAAATTATAGTTGATCTTTTAAACGGAAGAATAACTGCTAATAATAATTTGCCAATAGTGGTTCAGCTAAGAAATATCTTAGTAAATAATAAAACCACTTTTGATTTTGAGGCATAAAGGAGATTAATTATGGCTAGAAGGATATTAAGCGATCCGTCTATACGGATCAATAATGATACTTTTGCAGTTGTCCCCAATAGCATAAGCTATGTCAGTGGACTTGGCGAAAGTGAAGTTAAGACCCAATCGGCAGGAAATGGAAACATAGAGACAGTATTTTCTGAAAATGTGGAAACTAGACTATCGATGTTTAAATGCTCGCTTTATGTTACTGCTGAAAACATTGCTTCGGTTGAAACTTTAAAGAACAACACCAATCAAAACTTTATCACATTATCTGAATCTGGCGTCGATAAAGTTTTTAGAAACGTTGCCTTAACTAATGATCCTGAGCTTAATTTTTCTAATGATGGCCAGGTGGAATTAGAATTTATGGGCGATCAGGTCAGATAATATGGAGTATAAAGAAGATTTTGAGCATGAATTTTTAAAGCCATTCAAATACGCTTCTGGTGGTGATGAGGTTTTATCCCAGAAGATAGTTATCCCAGCACCAAGTAATAGACTATTAGAACAGATTTCTACAATTGAAAAAGAGTACCGTAAATCTGAGTTAAAGATGGTCGAATCATTTAAAAATGTCATTGGAGAAGAAGCTTTTGCAAACTTAATGAAAGAGAGGGAGGATCAAGATAAATCTAAAGATCAGGACTCTGAAATGACTCCCAATGCTGTTATATCAAGCATGATGGGTGGTGGATCTAATATGGTCAAATGTTTTAGCGCCCTAAAGATCATATTGAAAAAATCCATCGTGGATGGCGAGACTAAAATGACCCCATCTATGTTTGACGATATGTCTCCAATAGATACAAAGGAGATACTAGGGAAGTACATTATAAATTTTTTAGTTATTTCCCAACAAGATTAAAAGATCAAAATATCGACATAGATTTACTTGTTGGGAGGTTAGTAAGATTTTATAAAGGCGGGTTAACATTTCAATATGTCGAATCATTAACTATTCCACGTATATTGAATCTTAATGAAATAGCTGGAACGATTAACAGAGAAGAGGAAAGACAACAAAAAAAGAAGATCAAATAATGGCAACCTTTCCTATAAAATATATCTATGAAATTGTTGATCGCTATACCCCTGCAGCTAAACGCATGGCTAAAGCAACCAAGAATTTTAAAAGTCGTATTCATAAAGCTGGCTTAGGTCTTAAAGCGTTTTCTAAAAAAATGAAAAAAATTGGAAAAGATGTAACCAATTTTGGAAAATCACTTAGTCTAAAATTAACCGCACCCCTTGTATTGCTCGGCGGTATGGCTCTTAGAGCATCTGCTCAATTCGAGACAATGCGCACATCTTTTGTGGGTATCTTAGGCGATGCTGATAAGGCAGGAAAACTTGTTGATAAACTTGCTGAATTTACAGCTAAAACACCATTTCAACTTGAGCAAGTTGCTAGTTCTGCCAAAAAGTTACTTGCTGCCGGTTTTTCAGATGAAACCATATCCGATCAACTTCAATTGCTTGGAGATTTATCTGCGGCTGCAAATGTTCCATTGAATGATATGGCTTCTATTTTTGCTAAGATAAAAAATAAAGGTAAGGCCATGACTGAGGAAATTCTGCAAATGTCCGATCGTGGTATTCCTATTATTGCTGAATTGGCTAAACAATTTGGAACTACTAAAGAGCAGGTATTTGAATTAGCTCAATCTGGGAAAATAACTTTTCCATTAATTACTAGAACATTAAGAAGAATGACAAGAGAGGGAGGTTTTGCACATAAAGCAATGATTCTTCAGTCTAAAACTTTATCAGGTATTATATCCACATTACGAGATAATCTATTTTTATTAGGAAAACAAATTGGAGATGTCTTTTTAGAAGATATGAAAAAACTTGCTATTAGTACTATTGAGATTGCTCAAGCAACAGTTCAATGGATAAAAAATAACCCTAGAATAACTAAAATGGCTCTTATTGTGGCAGGTCTTTTAGCCACATTGGGGCCTGTATTGATTATTGTGGGACAGATGGCAATCGGCGTGGCCGTTTTGGCCAAATCCGTAGTATTCTTGGGCGGTGGACTGGGTTTAATTGTAAAAATGGGTGGCGCTATTTTATCGGTGGGGAAAATTGTGGGGGTCGTTATAAGCGCATTAGCATCCATTCCAGGTTTACCGATTTTAGCATTTTTAGGGAGTATGGTATTTTTATTGAGGACCGTTGTTAAGCATTGGCAGGGGCTAAAAGAATTAGATGTTGGTCTTGTTTTTCGTGGTATATTGATCACATTCGAAGAAACTTTCCCTAAAATATTTGGTTTCATGAACTCTCTTATCGGAGGTTTCAGTAAAATCAAAAGTATGATCGGGGGTGCTTTTGGCGGTAGTGACCTCAATGTAAATAGTAATGCCACTCAAAATTTTGTAATTGATAATCAAGCTTCAGTAGATATCAATTTAAATTCTCTTCCAGGAGTTGTTCAATCCGTAGCTACCCGGGGGGATTTCGTCAGTGTAGGTATGAACATGAAACCGGCTCAATAATATGGCCATTGAACTTTTAAATAAATTACAAAAAGCTAGTTTTAAGGGTGCATCATTTCTAGTTAAGAACTCATCGATTACTTTTGGTCAGAAAGTAGCTGTGCATGATTATCCCAATGCAAACAGAACGGAAACTGAGTTCTTAGGTCAATCTTTAGATGTTTTTAATTTAGATATTTATATTCATGGTCAAGGTCAAGATTACATTCAACAGCGAAACGCTCTTAAAAATGCATTATCAAGTGATGGTGAAGGTGTACTTGTACATCCTTATGAAGGTGAGATTACCGCATCGGCTGTTGCCAATACTTTAATTGAAAATGATCGTGAACTTGGCATTGCTAGGTTTAGTGTTACATTTCAAAAAGTTGAGAAAGGAATATTCCCTCGGCAAGAAGGGAGTAATGCGGCAGAGATTCGTCAAGGATCTGAAACGTTTTTGGGTTCAATATCTGAAGCTCTTACTAATAATGTTATTATAAACAATACCGTTTATGATGATTTTAAAGATAAATCAAACAAACTTATTAAACTTTTTGAAGATGCAAAAAACATTGCCGCAGTAGCACCTGATCGCGTTTCAGAATATCAATTAGTTGTAGATACATTTCAGAACAATGTGTTTAGTAATATATTTGACATAGCTAGTTATGCTGAAGATTTGGTTAATGTTTATGATAAGATATTGTTTTTATCCGACAGTGCAGAATCAAATATAGAAATCCTTTCATCTCTTTTTAGTTTTGGCGATGATGATGCTTCCATAAATAATGTTACCTTTAATCAGCAGATAACTATTAAAAATAGACAAACTTTAAACGATACTGTTCAAGGTGCTGTATTGGCATTGGCATACACCAACGCTGCTACTATAGATTTTGAAACAGATGTTGAATTAAATGCCATTCAAGATTTATTGGAAGATCAATATGATAAGATCATAGAAAATTTGACGCCTGAGTATCGGTTTACGATTTCTATTTTAAGAAGTGATATGAAGGATTTTTTTGATGATCAAACAGTAAGGCGTGTGATTGAGATTCAAGTCAACAGGCAATCCTTAACTAATATTACTTATGGTCTTTATGGCAATATGGATGAATATGACAGGCTATTTAATTTAAACAATCGTCTTAATCCTTTATCTATTGAAGGCGATGTTACTGTATTGACTGATGGATGAGGTTATTTTAGAAGTAAACAGTATTCCATTTCAAGGGTTTACTTCAATCAGTGTTAGCAATTCTTTAGAAAATGCAAGTGGCTTTTTTGATTTTAGTGCAACCACTAGGGAAGCACGGCCAGTTCCGTTTAAAGTGCAAGATCCCTGTCGAGTAAGGATAAATGACTTCACATTAATTACAGGGTTTATTGATTCTATTGTCCAGCAGTACGATAAAAATTCACACACGATATCTATCTCCGGCCGGGATAAGACCATGGATATTATTGACAGCACTATTTCAGGTAATGTTGATTTTAAAACTCCTATTACATTACAGCAAGTCATTCAAAATATTATAAGTAATCTTGGAATATCTAATTTGGAAGTTGTTAATGAAGCTGGAACAATTGAGTCTTTTAAGAAGAATGATCTCGTAGCAGCTGACGTTGGTGAGAATGCTTTTTCACTTATTGAAACTTATTGTCGAAAAAGACAAGTCTTGTTTACTACCAATGGAGAAGGAAACATTGTATTGGCAAGGGCTGCAAGTTCTCAATTAAGAGGATCTTTGTTAAGCATTCGAGGTGGAGTAAATAATAATATTTTATCAGCTAGTTCTAGTTACAATTTTTCAAACAGGTATAATAAATATGTGGTACGTTCTCAGTCCAATCCTTCCTTTGGATCTATCTCAGGATCAGTGAGTTCAGTGAGCAGCGTAGTGACAGATTCAGAGATTAGAGTTGGAAGAATATTAGAAATTCAAGCTGAAACATCCTCAGATAATGATTCAGCCAAAGCCAGAGTAGAGTGGGAGTCAAATATTAGAAGGGCGCGATCCCTTCTTTATTCATGCACACTTCCCTCATTGTTTGTAGATTCGCAAAAAAATCAAATTTATGAACCCAACAAGCTTATTTTTGTTGAAGATGATTTTGCGGATATACGGGCACTTATGCTTATTCAATCTGTGGATTATTCCATCGCTCCTAGACAGGGTACCCAAGTAGTGATAAATTTGGTCAATAAAGATGCTTATACTACAGAGCCGCTAGAAAAAGAGGGCAATTCTTTATTTAATCTTATTGGAGCAGATTCTATATGAAAAATATTAAACAAGCTCTTACTACAAAGCCTAGTGCTGATGATACGGAATATCCCCTTGTTCAAGTAACCTATCTTGAAAAAGTGGCTGATACTGTGATGGCTTACCCTTATGGCACGCATGGAAACCCCCCTGTGGGATCTCCATGTCTCATGCTCACTGTAGGAAACGATGAAAGCAATCGGTGGATTATTCCTATTTCAGCATTAACTCGCAATAAAGGGCTAAAAGAGGGGGAGTTTGAATCAGGCAATTTTATTACAAAGGCCACGACTAAATACTTAGAAAATGGAGATATCGAGCAATCAGCACCAGGAGGTAAGATAAAGATTACAGCGGCTGATAATGTGGAAATTACATCAGTTATCAAGGTTATTATAGATGCTCCAGAAACCGTTCTAGATTCTCCTATAACACGTGTGAACGGAGCTTTAATCTTAAATCCGATCAATGCTCCAGGAGGCACTAATTCTTCCTTAGCGGGTAATATAGACAGTACAGCAGTCATTGACAATCAGGGCAGTATTGCAGGTATTGGAAGCATTGCAGCAGGGGGTAAGGATTTAGAAACTCATATTCATTCTGGTGTGACTACGGGCGTTGGAAATACAGGACCTCCAGTATAATGGCAGAAGTAGACGAAACCCATGATATAAAAATTGAGTTTGATGAAACATTGCAAGCATTCGATATTGACTTTGATGATAAGGGTGATTTTGTTTTAGAGGACACATTTGATACCAATATTGCCATTTCTTTATTGTCCGATGCGCGGGCAGATCAAAGCGAAGTATCGGAACCAGAAAGAAGGCGTGGTTTTTGGGCTGATGAAGTTCTTTTCCCTGATGATCCCAATCAAAACTTTGGATCTAAATTATGGCTGATACAGGGCCGTAGAACTCAAGACAATTTAAATAAAGCCATTGATTTTGCTCAAATATCTTTACAGTGGCTTGTTGATAATAATCATGTTAAATCCATTGATATTCAAGGTCAATTTATAACCAATGGAATTCAACTTGATATAAACTACGTGGTGGATAATGACGTGACGAATAACCTTTCATTTCAATTGTGGCTCAATTAAATGGCGATTCGATTTCCTGAAAGTAGAGATGAGATCAATGCTAAGTTACAGGCAGATGTAAAGAGTGAGCTTCCTAATTCAAATCCACAATTGCAACGTAGTTGGTTATCGGCTGTATTAGCAGGATTCGCAGGTGCCTTTTTTGATATTTATTTTCAACTGAGACAAATCATTCTTGCTTCATTTGATGATACAACATTTGGAACATTTTTAGAACGAAAGGCTGCGGTATATGCAATTACAAGAAATCCTGCAACCATTTCTCAAGGTATTATTTTATTTACTGGCACTGTGAGCTCCAATATACCAATTGGTACTCAATTAACAAGTTCAGATAGTAATGTTTATCTTACGCAAGAGACAGTTTCTATTGTAGCATTAAGCTTAAGCGTTTCATTACTTACATTCGCAAGTCAAATTGCTACAGCAACCACTGTAAATGCCCATGGTTTAGCCAGTGGCGTTAGCATGACAATATCAGGTGCTACTCCGAGTTCCCTTAATGAAACAGCTATAATAACAGTCTTGTCTGAGACACAATTTCAATACAATACTGCTGAAGTGGGAACTGGTACTGCTACAGGAACTATTTTTGCCTCCTTAGACGGAGTTAATGTAACCCTTGAATCTGAAGATCCAGGTGCAGATAAAAATCTTGATGGTAGCACTCAATTAACCTTATCCACTCCCATTGCTGGTGTTGATAATATCGCCTTTGTAACGTTTGGAGGCGTAGGTGGTGGAGCTGATGAAGAAGATGATGAGTCATTAAGATCGCGTCTAATTTTTAGAAAACAAAATCCTGTATCATTTTTCAATGAAGCATTTATTATCACCACATTAGGAGAATTGTCTTTTGTAGAAAGGGTATTTGTTCAATCTATTACCCCATCAGTGGGTCAAGTAACTATTTTTCTACTTAAGGAAGATAACGCACTACCCAATTCATCTGAATTGCAAATTGCAAGTGATACCATGTTATTAGTTTTGCCCGCCCATGTGAGCATAAACAGTATATTTATTAATGCACCTACACCTATTAATGTGAATTTTAATTTTAGTTCTATAACTCCTGATACTACATCCATGAGAACAGCGATCACAAATCAACTTACTGAGTTTTTTAAAACAGGAACAATAGTGGGGCAAGATTTGACAGAGAATGAATATAAAAGTGTTATTCAAACTACGATTGATCCCGAAAATGGCGAACCCTTACAATCGTTTACATTGACATCTCCAGTAGGTGATATTGTGGTTACAAGCAGTCAAATAGCACTTTTAGGAACTGTTATTTATGCTTAATGTCGATGAGCAAGCAAGAATTATAGCTGGATATTTACCCGAAGGAAAATCTTTTTTAGCAAAAAATATTATTGAAAGTAATTTATATAAATTTTTAAGGGCATGTTCATTTTCATTTCTTGTTTTAAATGACAATATTATAGCTATGTTTGATGAGTTAGATCCTACAACAACTGAGGATCTTATTTCTGAATGGGAGACAGAATTTGGCATTCCTGATGATTGCATTGATATTGCTGACACGCTTCAAGAAAGGCGAGATAATGTCATTGCTAAGATAACAATGGATGGCGTGACTACAATTGCTGATTTCGTCCGAGTAGCAGCCATATATAATATAGTCGTACAAATAACTCCTGGCCTTGAAGTGGCTGAATTTGAAGCGACAGTATTGCCGTTTATTCTTGGTAAATCATTATTGGATGGTGGGAATTCATTATTTACAATGTTTGTTGATCTTCCTGCTGAGTTGGATTTATTTAGGTTACCTTTTCTTTTGGCACAGGATAAATTGGGGAGTCCTAGTGTTACCATTGTGGAATGTTTGTTTAATAAATTAAAACCTGCTAATGTAGAGGCGATTTTTAGATTTATATTGTAGGAGATTAAATGAAAGATATAAACGAAAATAAAGTTAATCTTGTCGATTCCATTGACGCTACCGATGAAAACTCTAAGGTAGCTGAATTAAAAAATACGGTTACTACAATAGGTCAAACCCTTAGCACTCCTGACAATTTTCAAGTATCAAAGGCAATGGCGACTTATGCAGCTGTCGGTGCTTTTTATTCTGAAAGTGGTGCTGCTAATGTATATGTTGCATCTGTTGTAGCTTCTCGTGAAGCACCTTTTGATTATGTTGAAGGCATGGAAGTTTCATTTTTTGCAGCCAACGATAATACAGGTGCGTCGACCATAAATGTGGCAGGACTTGGTGTTAAGACTATTCTTCGTGAAGATGGGGTTACTGCATTAGTTTCAGCAGATATATTAACAACTCAATTAACCAAGTTGCTTTACGATGGAACTAATTTTCGTCTTATTTCAAGATCTCTTGGGTTTCAGGCTTTATCTCAGCCTATTAATTTAATTATTCAAAATAATACAGGCACGCCTGTATCTCAAATGGATATCGACGCTGACGAAGTGGCTCTCGATGGTGGCACGACTTCTTTTCGCGCTGAGAATGTCAATCTTACAATGGATTTGACTTCTAATGGCCTTGTCAATGGAACGGAGCAAGTTACTGAGACAGGCACTTACTCCACTAGTGGCACGGCGGTTACAGGTGCGGGCACTGCGTTTAATACTGAGTTTGTTGTCGGCGATGTGATCTGGTCCGATGCTAAGGGCGAAGCTCGCCGGATTACTTTAATCGGTGGCGCTACGAGCATGACACTTGAGAGTGCCTTTGGCACGGATGTTTCAGCCGGTGAAACAGTCAAGCGAGGTGGCGAGGCTCCTAATACGCATTATCATTTATATGTTACTTTTGATGATACCACCGTGGGATCGTTTAGTTCAACACGAGATGATGGCTCTACGGTTACTTTTCCGGCGGGTGTTACTTTCTTTAGACGTGTGGGTCCTTGTCGAAATGATGCATCGCTCGATCTTTTAAACTCATTTCAATTTGGCGATCAATTTTTCTATGATGAAGACAGCTCAACAATACTCCAAGTTTTAAATAATGGATCAGAAACTTCGTTTGGGGGTTCTCCCGACGTAGATTGTTCTGCCCTTGTTCCTTCAAATGTAAGAATAGGAAGATTTGATTGTATTAGCGTTTTTGACGACAATGGAGTTGTAACCACTGTGAGAATTTTTACACGTCCCAAAGGCTCAAGTGTAGCTAGTGGACGTATCATTATAGAAACTTCAACCGATTCAACGGGACGATCTACTAATACATCAAGCATTGAGCAAAATCTTGATACTGATCAAATTTTTCAATACAGGTGGTCGCAATCAGGCGCAGCTAATAACGATCTAGATATTTATTGTAATGGATTTGTTTATCCTTTTTAAAATTATAAAGATAGGGAGCGAAAATATTTTATATTTCGCTCCCTTATAAATTTTCAATTCATTAAATAAGTATTCTTTGGCAAGTAACTGGAAAAGTATTTCCTGTAAGAACTAAGTCCATTTCCATCTCATCTTCTGTGTTTCCTAATGTAATATTAAGAAAACGTATTGTTCCAAACGAATCGAAGTTGGTAACGAAAATATTACTGAAACCAATTTGAGCCCAATTAAAAAAAGCAAGCATAAAAATTGTAGAGACTCCTGTATTATCTTCAAAGAATTGAACATCAATTTCGCCCCCAGGCTCATCAGTGCATCGCCATAAATCGACACCAATTTGATTGAGTATTTGAGCTACAGTCCCAAAAGGCGAAGGGAAAAAAACTGCTTTTGTTTTTTCCTGCCCACAGGCTGGTAGGATTATACTGACTATTAGGGTAATCCCTAATAAAATACTTGCTTTTTTTGTGATTCTGTTTATAGATTCTGCTCGCATAGTAGATCTCCTTGTTGTTGTGGTGAGGGGGTAAGCGTTCAGGCTGGTTCGCTTGCCCCCTCGATTAACTTCAGCTTCAATTTAGCCCGATAACCCCAGCAGTGTTCGGATAGTAACCTGGGGAAACTTTTCAGTAATCTTATTGGCTAACTCTAATGAGGGCATTTTATGTCCTTGCTCAATTTCAGAAAGATGCCCCTGACCGATCCCCAATAGCTTCGCAAGTTGCTCTTGGGTAAGATTCGCCTTAAGCCGTGCTTTTTTTAACGTCATTTTTCATGGTCTCCACGATCCAAAGATCGATTTCTTCTGATGTGATCTTAAAGCCTTCACGAGGAGCTGTGGCGATAAATTTATTTTTAAATTCATAACGAAATTTAAGCGCAAAATCATCATTCTTTGTGTAATGAGCGAGGATGGCCAGAGCCGATTGCGTCGGGCCTGATCCTCCATAGCCCCACTCGAAGCCGTCAGGGCTGTGGTTAAACAAACCCTGACGGGCCTCGATGGGTATCCCATTACAAAGTATTTGTCTTGAGGGTCTCTGAGCAGAATACAGATCCATGTTTAACCTCCTTGTTTTAGCTTCGCTTGTGCTTCCATAAATTCCAAGATTTTTTTAGCTCCCGACAGTCCGCCAATTAAATCTTTCAAAAAGGATTCATAGTCACAAATTTCTTGATTGTTGGCCCACCAAATATCGCTATTGTGTTGACAGATTTCACAGAGGTTTAAGTACTCTCCTGTTTCTTCAATTACTTTTTGGCATGGCTTACAGGGCCACCAACTGTCTTTATCTAAGTCTACGCTCATATTAATGATCCTTAGGTTTAACGGGTGGATCAGCGATTTTCAGTTTCGCTAAAGCTTCCCCCAATGACAAGAGTTTTTTATCGTAGACAATGGCAGCTCTTTTAAGTGCAAAGTCATCCATGCTGCCGTCTACTCTATGTTGTGCCCATGCTGATGCTGCTTCCAAAAGCTTAGTTTGAGCGGTCATTAACTTCTCCTCTTTAGCATCCACTTCCTCGCGTAACTTGTTAATCGTATCGAGGCTAGCTCGTTTACCAGGGCTCACGTTTTTTATTTTCATGCTTAGGCTCCTTTAGGCTTACGGGTTTGCTCTGCTTTTTCGAGCGCTTGAACTGCCTCGACAAGATTAAACGCTTCTGTAACGATGTTATCTCTAAGAAACTGAGACTCTCCTTCCTTTTTATAAGTCTCGGTCGTCTCTATGAGGATTTTTGTACACTTATCGACCTTGCTTTGGAGTTTAGCAATTGTGGCTAGGGTGGCTCGTTTCCCTTTACTTACTGTTTTTGTTTTCATGGCTGGTTTCTCCTTTTATTTTGTTTAGAATCCATCTCAAATCATCACGTTCTTTCCCTTCACCTCCAACACAGAATTGGTCACTCGTCATCGAATCTATTTTTTTTCTATAAGCATGGGCAGCTTTGATAAGAGCCGGCACGGCTGAGGGATTGAGCCCAGCACAGGCATTGACGCAAGCGACTATCCGCTCAGCGTTGGCTTGAAATGGCATATCTGAATTGCCCTTAACTCCCTCTTTTGTATGACTTCCAAAATCATCATAGAGACGACCGAGACTTATAAAAAGGAAGGAGAGTCTCAGTTTCTTAGAGATAACATCGTTACAGAAGCGTTTAATCT